GGCATTAAAAAGTTTGATGTTGAAATCAGCTCATGGAAAACTAATACAGACAGTGAATTATCAAGCCTTAAGACACGAACAACCAGCCTTGAAACTGATATGGGTAACAAGGTTGATACTACGACATTTAATGAGGTTAAACAGACTGTTGATGAAAATAGTTCTACTATAACCAAAATGTCCGAAACACTTAGCAAAAAAGCTGATAGTAGTACAGTTACTGCATTGAATAATACGGTTAATAGCATTAAACAGACAACAGACATTAACACATCAAGCATATCAAGTCTTACAACTGTAGTTGAGAAAAAAGCTAACCAGGATGAAGTTACAAGCATATCTAATAAGCTGACAACTGTTGAACAGAACTTAAATGGATTGACGGTTGATGTTACAAATCAATACCAATACATTAACAATCAGCTTAATGGCAATCATAAGATATATGAGATTACACATGAACCTACTAGGGATAATTACCCTGCTAATGAATGGAGCATACAGATATATCCGTCAGACGATATATACCCAAGCGACAATACCACATGGCAATATACAGAAGATGAGTATGAGAAGTATGTTGGAACAATTGCATATTGGGAGAATCAGCAGAAAGCATGGAGATTTATTCGGAAATCTGACGGAACACATGATTGGGTTGAAATCAGTGCGACAGAAACAACCTATCTTCTTAACCAGAACGCTTCTTTAAGAATTGATGTGAACAACATAAGTACAAGTCTATCTTCTCTTACAACTAATATTCAGAACAATTATAGCACTACAACGCAGATGAATAATGCTATTACACAAGCAATAACTAAGGAAAGTAATAGCATCAAACTAGAGGTGTCAGGAACTTACACAACTAAGGATAGCGTAGCTAATACGCTTAAGAGCTACGCAACCACAGCTAGCCTTGCAGCTTATATAAAGAAAGACCCAACAAGTGGCGAGCTTAAATCTGCAATTGAAGCTATAGCAGATGACATTACACTTAAAGCTAAAGGCACAATTAATATTAGTGGTAATAAGTCTGTTAATATCAATGGTAATCTGTTCACATTAACGACAACTAATACCATTATTTCAGCAGATGGAACTATAAGATGTGATAACCTGATATCGAGCAATGCGAAAATAACAGGAGGTTCTATTAATATAGAGACTGATACATCAACATATAGTGCGATTAAATTATCTTATGGAGATGCTTATTTGAAGGAATCACCATATCTTATAGGAATGTACAATCCAAATGTTAAAACACATAACAACATTGATGCACACGGTGTTAGCATTATTGGAAATGATAATGTGGTAATAAATGCTATTACAGATTTTGGCGTAGATATCAGAAAGGGGGTTCTATATGTAGATTCAGAAGCTACGGTAAGATTTGACACAGATTGTAACAATATATCTATATATCATTCATCATTGGGAAGACGATGCTATCCAGCAATGTATACACACAACCCTGTTGCATTTGATTGGGATGGAAGTGTATTAAGAATATATGTAGATGACACAGTAGTAGCTTCATGGGACTGGAGTTCAGGTACATGGAGTAGTTAGAAAGAAAGGAAAACAATATGTTAAGTATAACAAAGACAACAAATTTAAGCGGAACATCAGTGATTAACGGTCAATCAGCCATGACAATGTATGCGGCTGTACCAGAAACTGGTTCATTGACAATTAGTCAGACAATTACCAACAAGGAATTGTACCTTGCAAATCAGACACAATGTGATAATGATTATGAGAATTTTAAGGCAGAAGTCAATAAGCTGTTAAAGAGTGAACAGCAGATTACAAATTCAGACACAACAGCAACAGTATAAATTATCAAAGAGTGTGGGTTTAAGTCCGCACTCTTATTTTTAAGGAGGTAAATATGAGCCTAACCGGTTTTCTTTCGTACAGCCGTGTAAACTGGCAACAATCGCCAAGTAAAAGTACTCCGCTTAGTGCGGCAAACCTAAATGCAATGGACGTAGGCATTAAGAATAACAATGACATGATTAGCAATCTTCGTGACGAGATTACACAATTAAACAGCAATATTGACGTTAAAAACTCTTTTTGCAAAAATATTGCAAGTATAAATGGTACTCTTGAAGGTTATGGCTATAATTATTGCTATTATAATAAATCTACCAAAACAGGGATTTTATACTTTGCTTCAAAAATTGAAACACCAGATTCTACATTAAATAATTTTTCTGGTTATTATGATGTGACAACAGTTCTTGAAAACATGGGTATTACTAGCTTTAATAAAATATTGGAAAGCAATTATACTCCTTATGATGCCACAGGCGTAGTTCGAGCAAAGTTGATAGGCTATGGAACAACATTATTATATAGCTCTGCAAGTCAACATTATGCTTTTGCTCGATATTATACAAAAGATGGAAAGAAAGGCGCATGGGCAACAAGCGAATTCCAAAAGGGCGATTATATTACAGGTTCGCTTATATTTAGTTAAGTTTCAGAGGCTGCTTTAGTAATTGCACCGTCGTATTTAATATTATTGCTGTTTAGCCGCGGAATGAGAATAAGACGCAAGGTATTGACAAAAATTACAGAAGAAGATGTAAGGCATTTTTATTGAACATGACAAACTGCAAGAAGCAATTTGCAAGGTTGGCAGTGCCGCATAACATTAACAATATAATATTCGCAATCAAGCACCTTAGTGGAAACACTGGGGTGCTTTTTTGATACACATTTTTCTAGGTTTAGGAGGTAATTTATGAGTAAATTATTCGGAATTGACACATCAAGATGGCAGGGAGATTTTGATTTCAAAGCTGCAAAGGATAATGAGGGCGTGGATTTTGCAATCATCAAGGCAGGCGGTGCTGATGATGGTTTATATGAAGATAGAGAGTTTGAGAACAGCTATAATAAGTTGAAAAGCGCAGGCATCCACAAGGGAGCATATTTCTTCGGTAACGCATTAAGCAATGACGAAGCTGTAAATGAAGCCAGATACTTTGCACAGCTCTTAGCAGGCAAATCATTCTGCTATCCAGTATTCTATGATGTTGAAGCAGGCATGGTTACTGGCAACGACCTCACAGATATTATTAT